TGAGTCAGCCGACTGGATGGAATTGTCCCTAGTTCCGATCGGCGCTTTTGGCGATGCAGCAAACATCACCAAAGTCGCAGCGAGTATCCACCAAGAGCCCGAAGAAGTAGTGTTAAATGAAGAAGTAACCCCAGTAGAGGAGAAACCAGAAATGTCAGAAGTAACCGCACCAGCAGTCGAGGCAACAATCCCTACTGCACCAATTTTCGCACAGGCCAAAAAAGAATTTATCTTGCCAACCGCAGGTGAATTTATGGCCGCTTACCACATCGGTGGCGACACGTTTAAGAACATGAACGCTGCAGTAGCCGAGTACAGCGCATCAAAGCGCACCGCATTGCAGGCAGCTGCAGGCGACGTGCTTACAACTGACACACCTGGTCTGTTGCCAGTTCCAGTACTTGGGCCATTGGTTCAAGACTTGAACTTCTTGCGTCCAGTAGTCGATGCTGTAGGCGCTCGCGCTTACCCAGACAACGGACAGTCAAAGACGTTCATTCGTCCAACAATCACCACGCACACCAGCGTTGCATCACAATCAGAACTTGGTTCAGCATCAGCAACAACCATGGTGATTGCATCCAACTCAATCAGCAAGACCACACTTGCTGGTCAAGTAACGCTGTCAGTTCAGGACATTGACTTCACATCGCCTGCAGCAATGCAGTTGATCTTGAATGACCTCATGGGCGAATACATGATCGCTTCTGACAACTTGGCTGCAGACAACTTGCTCACCGCAGCAAACTCGTCAGGCGTTTGGGACGGAACCGTAGCCGACTTGCTCAAGTCCGTTTATGACTCGGCAGTTGACATTTCATCAAACCGCAACTGGACACCTACCCACATGTTCGTAAGCCCAGACGTATGGGGTCAACTTGGACAACTCGCCGACACAACTGGCCGTCCAGTATTCCCATTCATCGGCGCTGGCCTCACCGGTCAGAACGCACTTGGTGGCGGTCAGGCATCTTCATGGAACGGCAACCCACTCGGCTTGCAGTTGGTAGTTGACAGCAACTTCGCTGCCAAGACCATGATCATTACCCGCGTTGGTCAAGGTGCAGGCGATGCTTTCGAGTTCTACGAATCAATCCGTGGCCTCATGAGCGTTGAACAGCCAGCAGTATTGGGACGCAACATGTCATTCCACGGCTATGTTTCAACATTTGCTGCAATTGGTGGAATGATCCGCAAGATCACCCAGGCTTAGTAGAAAGGCGGCTTAACCGCCATGGCTACTTACACAGTTACTAACAAGTACCTGATTGACAACTTTGCCGTACTGCAACTCCTGACCCCCAGCGAGATTGCAGTCGGCAGTTCAATCGTCGTTGCGTCGGTGGATGCGACCTTTAACGGCTCGTATGTTGTAAGGGCACTTCCCCAGTATCTATTTCTAGGCGTTGATAGCGAAGGCGATCTGCTTTACGACTATCAGATACCGATTGCTGATCAGGTGCTTTACGCCAAGACCGCAAGCGATGTTGAGCGTGTTGCCGCGTCTGGCACCGTTTCATATGACCCTGTTTGCACGTGGGTGACGGCCGCGCAGGTTATGTCTTACCTTGGCATCACGATCACGAACCCGTCTGATGATTACACGTTGCTCACTCAGTCCGTGTCGGCTGGCAACCAGTTTGCATATCGCAGGCGTCAGGAATCGGGTTATATTGACTCCCTGACGACCTCTCCTGGCGGTGACGCGACTTTGGGCACTTTGATGTATTGCGCCGCTCTGTGGCGCTCTAGGGGCTCAATAGAGTCAACCTACGCCACGTTTGACGGCATGGGTTCAGCACCACAACAAAGCCTGACCCCGATCGTTAAGCAGCTGCTTGGCATCCCACGTCCAGCGGTTGCCTAATGTCCTACACCGACCTATTCAACGAAGCAATCGATGACGTCACCGCAACGCTCACCGCTGTGTCTGGACTACGCGTTGTAAACGACCCAACCAAACTTGCACCTAATTGCGTGTACTTGGACGCGCCAAACTTCACCACGTTTGCAGGCAACGGCAACATCGTGCGCCTCGAGTTCCCGATCAAAGTTATTGGCTCTGGGCCTGCAGGTCTGCCGGTGCTCCGCTCAATCTTGAGCATCGTGGCAACCGTGCTTGGCTCGTCAATCATTGTCATGGCTGGCCGTCCGTCAAGCCTAGAGATCGGTGGTGCGTTGTACCCGTGCTACGACCTTGATTGCGCTATAGAAGCCCAGACCGCATAATCCACAACTACCGAATACAAATCATCTACTATCAGATCAGAACTTAAGGAGAAATTATGTCATCCACTTACCTCTCAAACCCAACAGTCAAAGTTGGCACCGCCATCGGCACCATTGTTGACATCACCACAGAAGTTTCTGCATGCAGTTTGGTTGTCACCGCGGAAGCTCTGGAAGATACGAGTTTTGGCCAGACATCCCGCACCATGACCTCGGGTCTCTTTTCAAATACTTGTACGCTGACGGTTTACGCCAGTTATGCAGCAAGTAAGTCTTATGCAGTTTTGGCGCCACTTCTCGGCACAAAGTGCACGATCAAAGTCAACCCAACAAGCGCAGCAGACAGCGCAACTAACCCTGGTTTTATTTTGACTGACACTTACTTGTCAAGCATTCCAGTAATTAACGCATCGCTTGGCGAGTTGAGCACCTATGAGATTGAGTTTCAGGGTGGCACATACAGCGTTGACGTCACCGCATAAATAACGGCTCCAAGCCGACATAGGAGAACAAATGAAAATCAAGTTGCAGTTAAAGCGCACGACCGACAGCGCGCCTGAGTACTACTACACAAACCTGTTTGTCATTACCGAATGGGAACGTCTTGAGCGTCGCAACATCCAGCAACTGTCAGCGTCACCGCTGTATTCCGATTATGCGTGTTGGATGCACACGATCTTGAAACTTAAAGGCGAACAGGTTGGCGACAACTGGCGTGAATGGATTAGCAAAAACCCTGACATCGACATTCTGCCGGTACTGGATGAGACAGACCCAAACCCTACGGACGCGGCACCTTCCGCCGCCAACTAGCAGAGGTTCTCGTCGGGGTCGGTTGGTGGCCTAACGACATTCCGTTTGACGCACGTGATCTAGTGACTGTCATTAAAGTGCTTAACGAGCAGAACAAACGGAGATGATGTGAATGAAGTATCGGCAAAAATTGAGGTCGTCGGGCTTAAAGAAGCCTTGAAGACGCTTAACAAGATTGACAAATCTTTGCGCCGTGAAATCACAAAAGATTACAAGAAGATTGTTCAGCCTGTTATTGACGACGCCAACGCGCTTGTTCCTACTGGCGTTCCCCTGTCTGGTATGGCGCGCAACTGGAGCACTCGATCGGGGTTCAAGATGTTGCCGTGGGTGCCTGGCATGAAGCAGAAGATTGCTGCCAAGATCAACACTCGAAATATCAAGGAATACGGCGGTAACAAAAGCAATGTTGGCACGTTTCTCATTCAATGGCAGGGCGCTACTGGCACCATGTTTGACACATCCAAAGAAGGCGCATTGGGTCGTCAACTAACTGCACGTTATGGCGAGCGTTCGCGAGTAATGTGGAAAGCGTACGTGCAACGCGAAAATGATGTCATGTCCGAGATGGGTCAATTAGTCAAGCGCGTCATGGACGAAACAAACAGAGAGACCGCGTAATGGCAATCAACATCCCGATCATCAGCGAGTTTGACGGCAAGGGCGTATCTAAGGCCATCAAGCAATTCAAGCAACTTGAGACCACAGGTGAGAAAGCCCAGTTTGCGATCAAAAAGGCTGCCGTCCCTGCAGCTGCAGCGCTCGCTGGTTTGGCTGTAGCACTCGGTGATGCCACACGTGCTGCGATGGAAGACCAGCAAGAGCAGGCGGCGTTAGCGCTTACTTTGCAGAATGTGACTGGCGCTGGCGCTGCACAAACCGCGCAAGTTGAGAAACAGATCAGCGCAATGAGTCGAGCCTCTGGCGTTGCTGACACCGAGTATCGCAAAGCATTAGAAGCACTTGTGCGCGGTACCAAAGATGTTGGCATTGCCATGAACGACATGAACCTTGTCATGGACATCAGCACGGCCACCGGCATGGATTCTGCCAGCGTCGCTGACGCGCTTGCTAAGGCTTACCAAGGCAACTTTAAGGCGCTTCGTTCGCTATCCCCAGAGATGTCAACCATGATCAAAGAAGGTGCAAGCCTCAACGAAGTCATGGACGTGCTCGGCGGAACCTTTGGCGGGGCAACCGCTGCAAGTGCCGAAACCGCTGCAGGCAAAATGAAGATTTTGTCTAACTCCATTGGCGAAACAAAAGAGTCAATCGGCGCCGCTCTCCTGCCAGTAGTCGAGGCCGTGCTACCGATCTTGAACAAGTTTGCAATGTGGGCACAAGATAACCCGAAAGCATTCTTGGCTATTGCTGCCGCTATCGGCGCGGTCGCAGCCGCAATCGTTGTCACCAACATTGCTATGGCGCTTAACCCATTCAGCCTTATCGCTGCAGGCGTAGCGTTGCTTATTGTTGCCCTGGTCGCTGCTTACAACAAGTTTGAGTGGTTCCGTGACGGCGTAAACGCAATTGTCAACACCGTGATCGGCTTTTTTGCTGGCATGGTCAACGCTGCGATCGGCGCGGTTAACGCAATTATCAGCGCCTACAACTCCATTCCGCTATTGCCAGACATTCCAAAAGCACCAACAATCCCTGTGCCTCAACTTGGCGGTCAAGCAGCGTCAGCTGTCGTTGCCAAGAAGATTCCACGTTTGGCTGAAGGTGGCATCGTGTCTAGTCCTACGCTTGCCTTGATCGGTGAGGCTGGCCCAGAGGCAGTCGTGCCGTTAGATCGCATGCAATCTGGTGGCGGTATCACTATTAACGTCACAGGCGGTCTTGCCACAAGCGCAGAGATCGGTGAGTCGGTCGTTAACGCCTTGCGCGCCTATTCGCGTTCCGCTGGGCCGTTGCAGTTACAGGTGGCCTAATGCCCGGCACAGCTGTCGTTGACTCGGGCAATTATGACCTACAGATCGCTACAGGTTTTCAGGTTGACGCATTCGTTTTAGACGATGCGCTGAAAGGCGTATTAGATAACACCGAGTATGTGCTTGACGGTACGACGGAGTTCGCCGATGTCATGGACTCAACTATCAGCATCAACGTGCGGCGCGGTCGCCGTGACGTAGGCGATCAGTTCAGCGCCGGCACAATGACATTCACCATTCAAGACGTGACAGGGGTGTTTAATCCGTTTGATCAGAACTCGCCTTATTGGGACACCCCGCAAGCAAAGCCTGGGCTTGCACCATTGCGCGAAGTTCAACTAATCCGTTACAGCTCAACCGATGTGCCCGAGTCAATCTTTTCTGGTTTTGTTGTCAACTATGACTACAACTTTGCGCTTGGCGGTCTAGACACCGTAACCGTGTATTGCGCTGACCAGTTCTACTTACTCGCACAAACATTCCTAGACGAACTAAACGTGACCCCAGAGACATCAGGCGAACGCATAGAAACAGTCCTAGACCTGCCAGAAGTTGACTTCCCAGCAGGCGCTCGAAGCATCGCAACAGGCACCGTCAACCTTGGTCACGACGCCGCGTACACCGTGCCGGCAGGAACAAACGTCTTGCAATACCTAACGCAAATCAACGAGACCGCCGAGTTTGGCCGTTTGTTTATGTCACGAGCTGGAGTGCTCACATTTCAAAACCGTATCGGTAACACGCTTAGCGCGCCAGTAGCCGATTTTCATGACGATGGCACGGGATACAAGTTTGATGGTGTGGGCATTAGTTTTGAGGCTGACTCTGTAATCAATAGATCGGTGCTCACAGCTCTTGATGGCAAAACGGCAAGCGCAACGGATTCAGGGTCAATTGCTACATATTTTATTCAGACATCAAGCATTACAAACAGCCTGCTTCATGTGCAGGGAGAGATTGACACCGCGGCGTCCTACCTGCTTAACCCAGAACCTGAAGCGCGCTACACATCCGTGGCAACCAAGTTCCTGATGCTGACTACAGCCCAAAAGGACAGCCTGGCAACAGTTGATATTGGCGACACGATCAGCGTAGAAAAGTCGTTCCCTAGCGGTACTGGCACAACCCAGTTGGCTCAAGAGCTGTCAGTTGAGGGCATCGAGCATCGGCTGGATTTCAGCACAGGCCACAGCGTCCTGTACAGC